ACTAAAAGAATTATACTATTATCTTATTAAAAAAATATGAAAAGACACGAGAACGCAATGCCTGTGAGAATGATATTCCTAGACACTAAAGAAGAAATTGAATTTAAGTCAATAGCCTACGCAAAAAGAATAACAGGAGTAAATGAATACCAAATAAAGGAAAGCCTTAACCCAGTCAAAAAGAAACGATTTGAATACCAAAATAGACAAATAACGTTTCGTATTAAGAAATAATGTGTATGTTTGCATAAATATAATGCAATGAGTAAACTTGATATTAAATTAAACGACAAATTTGGTAGTTTAACTACTATTGATGAAGTGGAAAGAATTAAACTTCCTTCAGGTCAATACAACCGAGCCTTTCTATGTAAATGTGATTGTGGTAATGAAAAGATTATTAGACTTTCTCATTTAATCAGAGGGAGAATAAAAACTTGTGGTAATTGCAATCAAAAAAATGATTTGGGCAATGCTAAACTTTATAGGGTATGGAGGTCAATGAAGGAAAGATGTTATTTATCAAGTTACATAAGGGCAGAAAGATATTCTCAAAGAGGCATTAAAGTTTGTGATGAATGGTTATACAATTATAGCAATTTTAAAGAATGGGCATTAATAAATGGCTATGACCCAAGTTTAAGAATAGATAGAATTGATAATAACGGAAATTATCAACCAAATAATTGTAGATTTGTAACTAATAAAGATAATTGCAATAATCGTGAGGTAACTTTTAAAGTTAACTATCAAGGGCAAGAAATAGCTTTTATGACATTAATGGACAAATTAAAAATTAATGAAAAGCATTATCCTGCTATTAGAACAAGAATAAAAAGAGGTTGGAAACACGATAAAGCAATTAACACACCAATAAAAAATGGCAACTATAAAACTAACTCCAGTTCCTAAATTGCTTGAGAAAACACAAAAGATTGTCAATTCATATATTAGGCGTAGAGATGAAGGTTTACCTTGTATTTCTTGTGGTAGCAATAATGCAAATCAAGCAGGGCATTTTTTTAGTGTTAATGGATTTAGTGCATTAAGATTTAATGAATGGAATATTAATCTTCAGTGTTCTGGTTGCAACTTATATAAACACGGAAACCAAGCTATGTATAGAATAGGATTAGTTGAAAAAATAGGAGAGAAAGCCGTTAAGGAATTAGAATATGAAGCCGTAAACAATAGGGTTAAAAAATGGCAAAGGGATGAATTATTTGAAATAATGAAAAAATACTCATAGATGGCTAAATTAACAAGTAACGGAAAAGTCCAATTTGGAACTCGTAAAAAAGGGAAGGCAAAGAAATCTTACAATAAACATACACCAAAACCAAAAACAAGTCGAGGACAAGGCAAGTAATATGAATATTAATTTAATTAAAGCAAATCCAAATAACCCAAGAATTTGCAAGGACCATAAGTTTAAACAACTTGTAAAGTCTATTCAGGACTTCCCACAAATGCTAGAACTTAGACCTATTGTCATAGATGAGAACAATATGGTACTTGGAGGCAATATGAGGCTAAAGGCTTGTCTTGAAGCTGGGATGACCGATGTACCTGTAATACACGCTAACAATTTAAGCGAGGAAAAGAAAAAGGAATTTATAATCAAAGATAACGTAGCTTTTGGAGAGCATAATTGGGATGACCTAGCTAATAATTGGGATGCTTTAGAACTAACTGAATGGGGTTTAGATATACCTAATTTTGATGTAATTGATGAAAAAGAACAAATTGATTTAAGTGATAAGTTAAAATCAGAATTTAAAATAGAAATTATTTGTAAATCAGAAGAAGAACAAGAACAAACCTATAATAAACTAATTGAACAAAACTACGAATGCCGACTTTTAACATTATAAAAACTTCTGAACCAAAGAAAACATTTAGAGTTGCTTCTATTATGGGTAAATTTGATTTAGAATCTAATCAAATAAAAGAACATTTTGAAGGCAATATAGATATTAAAGATAATTGGCAAATTGGATTAATTGTAGGTAAAAGTGGTAGCGGTAAAACTACCATTGCAAAACAATTATTCCCTGAAACATATATAACCAATTTTGAATATTCAGCAGAAACAATTTTGGATGATATGCCTAAAAATTGTTCAGTTGAAGATATTACAAAAGCATTTAATTCAGTAGGTTTTAGTTCTCCACCTTCTTGGTTAAAACCATATTCAGTTCTTTCTAATGGAGAAAAAATGAGGGTTGACCTAGCAAGAGCAATATTAGAAGAACAAAATTTATTTGTATTTGATGAATTTACAAGTGTTGTAGATAGGAATGTAGCTAAAATTGGTTCATTTGCTATGCAAAAAGCAATAAGGAAAACAAACAAACAATTAATTGCAGTTACTTGTCATTATGATGTAGAAGAATGGTTATTACCTGATTGGGTATTTGATACTGATTCAATGACCTTTCGTTCAAACGATGGGCAAAAAAAAAATAGACCAGACATCAAATTTGAGATATTCCAAACAAACGATAAGTCAATATGGAAATTGTTTGCTAAACACCATTATTTAAGTCATTCTCACAATAACGCAGCAATGGTTTTTAGTGCGTTTCTAAACGACCAATTGTGTGGTATGTGTAGTGTGTTGCATTTTCCTCATCCTACTGCTAAAACGATTAAAAAGGTGCATAGATTAGTTATATTACCTGACTATCAAGGATTGGGCATAGGAATACGATTTTTGAACGAAATTGGCAAATATTATGTTAAAAATGGGTGGAGATTTACGATTGTAACATCTGCTCCAAGTTTAATGTTTAGATTAAAAAAGGATAAAAATTGGTCGTGTAAGCATTTTGGTCGAATGACTAAACACGGTGGATTAAAAGAAACTAAAAATAACAATAGTTCAAATAGATTAACGACAAGTTGGGAATTGACTTAACTTTGTAATTCAGTGAAAATTCAGTGATATATGGCTAACGAACAAAATTTAACACCATTCCCAAAAGGAGTATCTGGCAATCCAGCAGGAAAACCTAAAGGAATTCCTAATAGCAAGACTCGTTTACTAAGATTATTAGAATTAGTCCAAGTAAAGACTAACCCAATTACAGGAGAGAAAGAGGAATTTACTGTTGCCGAGCAATTAGATATGATGGTACTACAAAAGGCATTTAAAGGCGATTTAAAGGCTTATCAGGAGATACTTGATAGATTGGAAGGTAGAGCAAAACAAACCAACGAAATAGAACTTAGTGGTGGTTTAAATATTACCTGGGAAGAAAAGAAAACCTACGTTGAAAACAAAGGAAGCCTATAATGGAATTATCCATAAAACAAACTACTGCTTTAGACCTATTAGAAGATAAAACAACAAATGAGATTCTATTTGGAGGAGGAGCTGGAGGTGGTAAGACTGCACTTGGATGCTACTGGCAGTTAAAACAAAGATTAAAATATCCCAATACAAGAGGACTAATTGGGAGAGCCGTGTTAAAAACCCTAAAAGAAACTACTTTAGTATCGTTCTTTCAGATAGCTAAAATGCAAGGACTTGAAACCAATAAACATTATAAGTTTAACGGGCAATCAAGTCAAATAGAATTTCCTAATGGTTCAACAATCCTGCTTAAAGACCTTTATTCATATCCTTCCGACCCTAACTTTGATGAATTAGGTTCTTTGGAAATTACCGATGCGTTTATAGATGAGGCAAACCAAGTAGATGACAAGGCTAGAAACATTATTAAATCAAGGATAAGATTTCAATTGGACCAAAACGAATTAGTGCCTAAAATTCTTTACACTTGTAACCCTGCAAAGAATTGGGCATATTCTGAATTCTACAAACCACAACAGGACGGAAGCATTGCCAACAATAAAAGATTTATAGCTTCGTTAATAGATGATAACCCATACATATCAAAGCACTACAAAGAAAACCTTTTAACTTTAGATAAAGTCAGCAAAGAAAGATTACTATTTGGCAACTGGGAATATTCTTCAGATGCTGCTCAATTAATAGACTATGAAAAAATACTTGATGCATTTACCAATGCTTTTGTGCCTAGCGGCAATCCTTATATTACTTGTGATGTGGCACGTTTTGGCTCTGATAGTACTGTCATTGGGATATGGAGTGGAATGCGTGTTAAACTTTATCAATACAATGGCAAGTCG